TCGTTTTCGCGCTGGGTTTCTGCATATTTCCGGTTCAATGCACTGATACGGCCCGTGTCTGAGCGGTATCGGTGGTCAATGTCCCGATATTTGGCTTGCAGGGCCTCATACTCGGCCCGCAGCGGCTCCGGGGCCTCAGCCCATGGATCCGCATTGTCGTTATCGCCCTCGCCCTCTGGCGCGGCTTCTTCCTGCCCACCTTCACCGTCGCCCGCGGCATCATCTGCGGCGGGTTCACCTTGATCTAGCTCATCACTATCAGGGGCTGTTGGCTCAGGATCAGCAGGCAAAGTAATTGTGCCAGTGCCATCGCCTGATGCCTCTGTGAATGCTGCTTCAAAGTCTTGGTTTTCGGTCTGCGTGTCTGTCATGTTGGCTTTTTCCTCAACGGCCCGGATGGGCGGTTTTGCGGTTAAACGCCGTAGGATTCGGTTTGCATTTCCTCGGCGGGCTCGTCAGCGCTCTTGGTTGCTTCCTCAAGCGCTTTAAGTTCTGCGAGGCGACCCCGCAGAACTTGTGTCTGGTCGTGTTCGGTGTTGGGATCTTGCAACCGCTCAAGCAGCTGTTTGCGCCTGGCTAGGATCCATTTCTGGATCTCCTGCCAATCCTTCCCGTAGACGTTGATTTGCATGTCGGTGTGTTAAAGGGCGCCGCCGAAGCTGGTGCCCGCGACCTCTACGGCCCGCTTTGCGGCTTCCTCACGGGCCAGCTTCATTTTAAAGCCTGCCTCTGCAGCCATTTTTCGCTCGTCACCCTCTTGGGCCATCTGCGCAATGCCAAGCTTGGTGCGCAGTTCCTCAATCTTCATGCCCTTTTGCTCGGCCAGCTTCATCAGCTCGGTTTCGCGGTTGATCAGGGCAATTTCCTTGCGACCATCAAGCTCCATTTGTACGGACTGCAGCTTGATCTCTTCCGGCGATGGGCCTGTCTGCTCTGGCCCCTGTTGGGTCGCGGCCTGCAGCTCCTGCCATTCCTTGTACTCTTCGTCATTGCGGATCAGGTCGTCAGACGACAGCATCATGGATTGAACGACTTTCTTGAGCCCTTCATCCTTCTTGATCCGCCCGGCAAGCTCAGGATCTTGTGCGGCCAGCTGCAGCAGGACCATAAGGTTTTGAGACTGCAGTTCGCGCACCAGAAGAACAGATGAGCCGCGGGCATCAACCTGCATGTCGCCCTTAATGTCCATCTTGTCATTGAACTGCATATTCCAGTCGTACAAGCGGCGCAGGCAGGGAACGGTCAGATCATCATCAAGGTTTTTGATTACACGGCGGAAGATCACGTTTGAGCTATTCATAAGCATCGCTAGCCCGTGAACCGTGTTGGCAACCTGCCCACCTTGTTCGCCCTGCATTGGGCCAGGAAGACTAACTTCCTCGTCAATGAACTGCTTGCCGAAGTTAATGATGTTGGCCAGCTCAGACTGATTGCTGTCGATGGTCAGAACCTGAAACGGCTGGATCCCGTTAGGCGCATCGTCTTTGATTTTCCAGACCTTGCGTGCGGTAAGCTCCCACACGCCGTCAGCTGGCGTCACGGCCTTTTGGTTTACTAGAACCTGTGGCCCAGCCGCCAAGCCGCCGTTATCCAGCATCATCCGCCACGCGGCGTTGACAGCTGCTTGACTGTCGCGCATCAAGGCCGGCACGCCCCAGCCCCACATGCTGGAAATGTCTTTTGCGAAGTTCACAATGCTGTAAATCGGCTCACCGCTATCAAGGTGGTGAATGCCGAATTTCAGAACGTGGCCTTGGCAAACGTAGAGTACAACGTCCACGTCTGTCAGCGGGTCTATCTCGCCTTCGATCGCGTGCCACTCATCTGCCTGATCAAATCCATAGAACAGGTCTTTCAGCTCTTCTGGCTCGATCGGCCCACGGTATTCCCAAACTACAAAGCGGTTTTCAATTGTCGCCTCGTTTTGGCGCGCAATAGCACGGATCTGGCTGATGTAATCAGGGATCTTGCCTTGCGGGCCTTCCTCAAGCAGCGCGCGCACAGCGTTCGTGTCAAAGTCCAGCGCATAGGCCATCTTGCGCATCTTCTTCTTGGTCCAAAGATGGCGCTCATATGTAAACTCTGCGTCTTCAATCCGGGTCGCATTGGGATCCGGAAAGAAGTTCCAAGGGTCAGTGCATGTGAACACCGGGCGGGCATCGGATACGGGGCGCAAATCGAAGTATTCTACGCCAGTCGTTTTATCTGTCAGCTTCACCCAGCGGCGCCGCGTCCTGCCGCCATTGATAGGCCCCTTGAGAATACCCGTTCCAAGCTTGCACATGAATTCGATAGCATCCCGGCACTCAGCCGCGTAACGCGCCTCTACAAGCTGGTCTTCCATTTCACGCGACATGGATTCCGATCGCGTGCTTGCCTCTTCCATGTATTCACGGCTGGCGCGCGCCTTCGTTATCATCGCGGCTTGGGCTTCGGTGGGCTGCTGTCCCTCTTTCAGTTTCGGCTCCACGTCCAGGCTGGCCTGCATTTCTGGAACCGGAGTAGGCTTGATGCCCCAATTCTTCTCGTCTGTCGGGAACATCAAGTCAAAGATCCGGGCGATCCAAGTATCAGTCTTTGGCCGCGTCAGGTGGACAAACAGGCGCGATTTGTTGCCAGCCTGTAGCTTTTGCTCTGTCTCTGCATCATAGCGGCCATAATACTGGCGTGTGTCGCCGTACCAGCTCTGTTCAACGTCAGCCTTTTTTGCAACAACGCCTTCGGCCTCACGCTCAAGACGATGAGCAATGCCAGAGATAACCTGCTTGATCCGCAGTTCCTCTTTTTGCATTTGCTCTAGTTCTTCCAGTTCCTCGACTGTTAGATCGTGCGGCTGATCAGTATCCTGCACTGGCATCCCCTATGGTTGAGCCGACAATTGGCCCTCTGGTTTCGACTGGTTGCACGATGGCGCGGGCCACGCCGCTGATAATCAGGTATCGGGTGGCATCCATCAGGTGGTCGTTCTTCTTGACGATCCGGCCCTTGTCGTCGCGGCGGTACAGGCGGTACTCAGCCAGCCAATTGCCCAGCGTGGAAAACACCTTGAGGCGCCCGGTCGTCAGGCGCTCATAGATGTTGTAAATCCCGCTTTCGACGTTGTTGTCTGCGAACTGCAGATTGAGCCCAAGGGACCGATAGTCGGTGATAAGTTGCTCACCGTCGCGCTGTGTGCGCCCACGGCTTGCAGGGTCAATGACGCCCGGCACCCACTGCCCGCGGGCCCGGACTGCGGCTGCATGCACGCTTGGAGGCGCTTCGCCGCGGTAATGCTCTGCATAAAGGTACAGAGTGTCTGTGTTCCGATCATGCGCGCCCCAGATCGCCGCCGTGCGGTTCCAGCCTACATCAAGGCCATAAGCGCGCGGGAAGTATGCCGGGATCTGGAATGGCGCTACGACAAATTCGCTTTCAGGCACCGGGAAGATGGCGCCAGCGCCCAACGAAGGCGTGCCCTTTGACCGCGCGTCCCGCAGATGCGGCGGTGTAGCGTCCAGCAGCTCGCGTTTTGTCTTCTCGTCCAGATGCGGTACATCGTCCCATCCTGCTTGGATGAGATAGCGGCTTTCCGAAACAGCTGGCATATCAGTTACTTGCCACGTCCATTTCAGGCAGGAATTTAAGCACTACGTCGGTCAACCCTTCTAGCGGCGTAAAGGTAAGCATCAGAATACCGTTGGTGGTGGCCGTCCGGATGATGCACTCGCCGTAAACGTCCAGGGGGCATTCCTCATCAAGCCAGATCAGGTCCTGGGCTGTACCCTCAAAACTGCCGCGACCTTGGTGGAACGACTTGAAGCCAAGCAGGCTATTACCGCCCGAAGCGTGCCTGATCTTCACCGTGTCGATCAGGTTGGGAACACCAGATTTCCATGTGATACTGTCGCGGACGATGTTTTCGCCCAGAATGATGCCCTCACCGGTCACGCCTTTACGATCAGCGCTCTCAAGCACCTCGCCCAGCAATTCCTTCTGCAGAATATCCCGCGTGGTTTCACCGTTTTTGCCTGCTACCCATGCCCTGATTGGCTTAGGGAAACGGCGTCCTCGCCACCAATGAGGATACCAGCCGGTCAGGTGGCAAGCCGTCTCATATCCGCCCATACCAAAGGTCTTACCAATACGGTTGGCGGCCAGTGCGCAGCGCTCCCGGTAGTTGGCGCCAGCCTCGAAGAACTCCATGTGCTTGGGATACTTCTGCCTTGCATGGTAGTAGCGCACATCGCCCTCGCCATAATCGACAGAATGGTCAGTATCAGGGTAGATGTGTTGCAGTTTCTGCTGCCGTGTCCGGCGCCGCTTCTCAAGCAATAGCGCAAGAAGCTTTTCCTTCTGCGAGCGTGGCAACCCTTCCAGCTCAACCAGAGAGCCTGCTGTAAGCTGCACTATTCCCCGACCTGCGCTTTAAGGCTTGCGGCCAGCTTTAATATCTCTTCGTTTAGCTTCTCGTCGCTCATATCGCTGGTGGCCAGATGGCCGGAATGCTCAATCTTTGAGCTATCACCAAACTTGGCGCGATCAAGGGCCTTCAACAGGAACATAAGCAAGGTGTCGCTGTACTTTATGCGCTGCCCAACAACCTGCCCGTCAATGATGATCGGCTCTGCCACACCATCAACAGCCCGGCGCCTGGCTTCGTCCTGCAGGGTGTCGATGCCCTCTGGCAAAGCAGCCTTCCAAGCTTCGCGAAACTCTGGGTCTTCGTCACGCCACTGGTAGACTCGCTGTCGTGATTTCTTGATCGCACGAGCGGCACCTGTTACAGAATAGCCGTGCGCCAGTTTATCAATGAACAGGGCCTTCTCCCCATCCATACGCATTTGCTCAATTGTCTGCTCAGACATATGCTGGGCGGGCCCTCAATGTCAGAACTTCATTTGCCTTAACAGAAATCACGCGCGGGCCACCGTCCATGCAGAGGCGCCCCATAGCATCAGCCCCGATCGGCTCGCCAATCCGGGCTACAACATCGCCATTACGGGCGGTAACTACAGCGACAGTCGCGCCTTGGGGCGCGGGTTGCGAATAGGCGTCCGCGCTTTCTGAAACGTCGATCACTTCAAAAGCACTGTCACTTTCAGTAATTGGCTTAGTATCAACCACTTCGGCGCCATTCTTCATAAAGAACTTGCCCCATTCGATATAGACTGTAGCCATGTCAGTTGCCCTCGTCCGTCTCTATCGCGCCATCTGTGTGCCCGCGGTCGATCTTGTCCAAAGCCCACGCGAAAGCTCGGCAGTAATAGCTGTCATGCTTGTTCTTGCCGTACACACTGGAAAGGGTTTCGTCTGGATAACCGAAGCGTGCCATATCGTCGTAGCTCAAGCCGCGGCTTTTCAGCTCAAGCCACACTAGCCCGTTCTGAACCGGCGCAAGGATGACGTTGGCAAGCTGATCAATCGCGATCAGAAAATTCCAGAACCATGCAGCCGCCGCTTTCATGGGTTAAACCTCCGCAGGCCAGTTATTGATGATGGCGTCACGCTCCGCCAATGTCAGGTCATTCTCTGGGTCTGCTACAAGCAGTGAGAGGAAAACAGCCGTTTCGTCGCGCTCTACGGCGGTTGCGGCCAGATAACGCTCATAAGCGAAGGCTGTATCAGCGCTCGTAGAAGTCTTGATCTGGTTAATCACTGATACGTAGCGCGCTCGGCCTGCGCCATCGCCGCCAAACTGGACAACACAAAGGTCTTGGAACTGCACCTTTGTCAGCGTAGCTGGAACAACAGCAGCCTCTGCTGGCTGTGGGTTGGTGTATGTGCCATCGCCATTGTCAAGCGCGCCATGCTTTGTACCGTCAGGCACTTCGACAAATACCCAAGCGTCTGCAATCGGACCAAAAAGACCCTTTGCCTCCACCGCAGAAGCGGCCATTACGGGATCCAGTGCAATCCCATTTTCAATACGTGCGTATGTGGTCATTACCTCTACCCCTTACAAATCGACTGACTGGCTATTGCGCCTGAATATGATCGCGGCATAGCCACCACCACCAGCGCCGCCTTTAGCCCACGTTGGGCTAGCGGCACCACCACCCCCACCGCCGTAGTTGCCTGCATCGCTACGTTTCGATGAATTGGTTGTGTGATAGCGACCACCAGCGCCCGTAAAGTTTCCGCTAACAGATGAGGCTGAATCATCGACTGAGCCTGCGCTAGAGGCGCCGTAGTTTGCGCTTACATCAAACATTACACCTAGCAAGAAAGCACCCTGAGTAAAGCCGTTGCCTGGCCCGATCGGAGACATGCTGTCATCAACACAATCGAGAAGGGCACAGCCACCAGCTGACGCTTTACCATCAGCCGCGACGGTAATGTCACCTCCTTTACCGCCCGCCCCGAAGATTGTTGCCGGTCCACCTCCACCAGAACCTTGCCTGTAGCCCGCGACACAAGAGCCGCTTCGCCCACCATTGAAGTGCAGCATTCCACCAGATCCGACGCCGCCTAGAGCGAAAGCGGATCCGCCAACTGCCCCACTCTGCCCACCTTGACCGCCTGTCGCGGAAATGGTTGCTGCAGCGGGAAGTCCGGAAATACTTGTTGTGCCGCCAGCAGTTCCTGGGCTGTCGCTGTTCAATCCGCCGTTTACCCCGCCAGCACCAACGACTACAGTTAGAACCGTGCCAGCTGTCACGTCATACTCGCCATACGCAAAACCGCCGCCACCGCCGCCTGTCGCAAAGTTACCTGCCGTTATTGTGCCTGCACCACTTCCGCCACCGCCCATGACGAAGCAGCCAATGCGGGCATCAACAGGCACTGTGTAGCTATATGTCCCTGGCGTGAGCCATTCATCTGCCACAAGAAAAGCAGTCCCTGATGAACCACCGCCAAAAAGTTCGCTTGCCTTAACCATTACCTGAATATCCTCCATGTCCCGCCCAGATACCGGAACCCGGCCTGAAAGCCATCTATGTCAATCGTGAAGTCTTGATTGGCTCCCCGGAATGTCGAGGCTCCGAAATCTACTGTGATATTGTTCACTGACGCATTATCTGCCCCATCACCCACCCAGAATTGATCGTTCTCGGCTGGGGTTGCCGGCGCCGTGATCGTGAGGGCGCCAGCTGCTGTATTGACCGCCACATCCTGCTCTTTGAGTGCCGTGGTATTCTGAGCCACAAAGATGCGGTTTACCTTGGCGTAGGTGCCATCATGATTGTGCGCCGCTGCAGCGTATGTTCCGTCGTGGTTGTGGTTGCTGGCACTCTTCCCGTCCAAAGCACTTTGCAGTCCAGTAACATCAGAAATAGCATGCGCATGAGCTGATGGCGTAAAGGTCGCAGGCTTGCCGCTAATGTCGTTCCATGCGTGCCCGTGGCCTAGGTTGCTCTTGTTATCCAGAGCTGCTTGCTGCGCCAAAGAGACTGGCTTGTTTGCATCGCTCGTGTCATCCACATTTCCAAGGCCAATATCTGCCTTTGTGTGGCCGTGAGCTGCAGCAGCAATCCCTGCATCAGCAAGCGAGCGATTCACCCATCCTGTACCAAAGCGCGCTAGGATCTGGCCATCAACCGCGGTTGTGATCGTTACGTTGCTCAACCCATCCAATGAATGGTTGTGGCTTGTGCTGCTTTTCGCGTCTAGCGCTGTCTGCAGCCCGGTAACATCGCCAATACCATGTGCGTGGGCTGAGGGCGTAAAGCTTGACGGTTTACCCGTGATTTCGGCCCAAGCGTGCGCGTGGTTTGCCGCAGCCACACCAGCGGCAGCCAGAGACTTGTTTACGTAATTTGCGCCGTCATATTGCAGCAGATGCCCTGCCGCTGGCGTCGTTATCGTAACGTCTGAAAGGCTCGCGACCGAATGGTAGTGAACGCTTGCAGCCTTACCGCTCAGCGCTGTATCGACTTCCGACTTCTGATAGTACCGCGCATCACCGCGGGCGTTCGTGTGGTACTGCAGGTGGTCATCATCAGCCAAACCGTTTAATAGGCCGTGATCAGTAACGCCGCCGTCTGCGACGGTAGCCAACTCGAAACGGTTGTTTGCTGCCACCCATACAACAGCTTGGCCGTCCAACGGTGTTGGAGCATGCACGTTACTGAGGTCGCCCAGGGCGTGAACGTGAGAGGCCGCTGCAAAGTAGCTCGCCTGATAGCCATCCAACAGATCCGCATCAAGTCCAGACCCTGAACCATCAACAGCCAGCATATCTGCAAGCATTTGTGCAGGTGTTCGGTTCTTCTGCGCCCCCACCTCAATGCCCTGCAGCTTGGTATAGTCAGCTGCCGACAGCTTGCCGTCCACAAGGTTATTGGCAAGCGGCACTGTGCCTTCTGCAATGATGATCCAGCTTGCGCCGTCATACAGATAGACCTTGTTTACATCGAGGACTGAAACCGTCCAGCCTTGCTCTGGGGCTGGGTAGGTGGTCGCCAGATCCGCGTAGGTATTAACAGCTTCCTTGTGGTCCTGCCCGCTGATAAGCGCAGCAATCAGAGCGTCAACTTCTGCCTTGGTGTAGCCGTCGCTAATGCCATAACCGGCAATCGTGGTCGGCTTAGCGCTGATATTACCCCAAGTGTGTCCGTGGCTGTTGTCGGCAACCGTGGCCGTAATCGTGACGTTCTGCGACCCATCAAAGACAGTGGAGCCTGCCAGATGGCCACCCAAGGTAATCGTTCGCGACGTAGCAAGCTTGGTTGCTGCTGCTGCCGTCCCTGCCACCGGAAGGAAGTTGCTAGGGTCAAAGTCTGCGCTCGTCCAAATCTGGCGCCAAGGTTGCCATTGGCCAGCCCCGTTTGGTGCGCCATTGTTGTCTGAACGCCTGCGGATCTTGAATGTTTCACTTGCCCCGTAATGGGACGCAATCTGGGTGCCTCGCGCCGTACCATCGCCGCCCAAGTTGGCGATATGGTAATAGCTGCCCGGATTGGCTGTCGTCTCAGTGAGGGCGTGCCTGGTGCCCCAGAACTGCGAAGCGGCGTAGGTGTCGGCGTTCCGGCTTATAGCGTAGAAATCGGTCAGGTTCGCGATCGTATGTGTGTGCGCGTTGTTTGCCTTGCCGTCGAGCGCCACCTGCAAGCCGTCCACGTTGGCGATGATGTGATTGTGGCTGTCGTCAGTGATCGTAAGGTTAAGCGTGACGTTAGAAGTACCGTCAATCAAGACAGAGCCGGAAGCACCACCAGATACAGTGAAGAAGCGCCCGGTCGCCCATTTCTGCGCCGCTACAGCTGTCGCCGTCGCGCCAAGCTTGTCGCTCAGCGCCAACGACAGGCCTGTTACGTCAGCAATGTCATGTGCGTGTGACAAGGCTGCCTTGCCGCTAAACATCACATCCAGAGCGGTCTGTGTGTAATAGCGATCGTCGTGCAGCTTCCCAAGTGGCTCATAGCGATCACTCAAGTTCACAATACCGCTGCGCCCGTCCACACTGGTTACTGGCGCCGTTTCCTCATCTTGGAAGGCGTAACTGCCATTTGCCTGCTTTTTCAGCACCTGACCTGTGGTCGCGCCTACCGTGGCCACATCGCTTAGGTCGTTCAGGCTGTAGGTGTGCGCATGGCCCGCGGCAGCCTTACTATCCAGCGCTGCCTGCAAGCCAGTTACGTCGGCAATAATGTGGCCATGAGTATAGTTGCCTACGGTCACGTTCAACGACACGTCGCCGCTGCCGTCAATGAGCGCAGATCCCGACACATCGCCAATCAAGGTTAGCGTCCTAGCTGTAGCCCATTTCTGCGCAGCTACCGCCGTGCCTGTCGCGCCAAGCTTGTCATCCAGAGCAGCCTGCAGGCCTGTAATGTCAATGATGCCGTGGCCGTGGCCGGTGTTCGATTTGCCAGCCAATGCTGCATCGAATGCAGCCTGCGTAACATGCGCCGTAACTGTGAAGTTGAAACCATCTTGAGTGATCGTGATGCCGTCGCCCTGGGTAAGGGTTACATCACCAGCGCTTGAGAACTTGCTGAACTCAATAGGATCCACGCCAATGGTGGCTGGGCCGCTTGTCAGCACCCAGCCGGTGTCTGCAAGCGTCGCCCCCTCTTCTACAAACGTGAACAGCCCGGCGCTAATCTCTGCGTCTTCGTCTGCGTCAGCTGCGCGCACCCATGCGCCTGCAGCCGCCACATAGATACCATTCTCTGTACTGTCGGCTTGTGCCTTCACCAGCACCCTATCGCCTTCTGCCAGCGCTACGCCGTCGATCATGGAGAGGCCAAAGAGCCCCGCGTTCGCCAACGTAGCCGCTCGGCAAGACTTCTTCACATCAAGGCCAGATGCTACGCCATCGACATATTGCTTGGTGACAGCCTCAAGTGGCTGCTGCGGATCTGCAGGAAGCTGGATAGCGCCAGTGAGTGTGCCGCCCACCAGTGGCAAGTATGGATGGCCGTGGTCTGTGTCCGACTTACCGGCCAATGTGCTGACAAGGCCGGAAACGTCTGCAATATCATGCTGGTGCCCTGTGGGCGATTTCGCGTCCAGTGCAGCTTGCAGTCCCTCGGTTTCTGCAATGTTGTGACCGTGCGCTTTAACCGTTACCGGTGCGCCGGACGCTAGGATTGAGCGCACCAGTTCTCCCGCGAAAAAAGAAAGCCCCCGGCGCAAACGAGGCTACACCGGGGGCAATACGAAAAGCGCGACAGCACCTATGGGGGTGGGCTGCCGCGCGTAACTGTGACCAAACAGTTAAGGATGGATCCGATCAATTCGCAATTGTCAGATCATGCATAGCATTATCTTCTTACCGTCCCGCGTGGTCAATACGCCGCGTGGGGGGCGTTTGTTCGCCTTTGGTTCGCGGCTGGTTAAGCCACAGCTGCTGATACTTGGCAGCATCCATGGCATGATCCTCTCTTGCCGCCCTCTGAGCTTCCCAACTGAGCGGATTGAATTGCCGCTCCACCACCCACCTCAAAAGCGCCGCGGCTACATTCTCTATGGGCGTGCGTGTGGTCGCATACACCGCAAATCCTCTGTACTCAGTCACAAGCCGGTAGCGGATCTGGCGATGGGTGACTGGCGTATCTGGTCCTACGGGGGCCGAAGGCTTAACTGGAACACTGGCAACGAAATCAGGCAGATTGGGCGGCAGCACCTCCTGTCGCCCATGCAGCTCACCGCCGATGAATAGCGCCTGTACTTTGGTCATTTACACCCCCTTTTTGCCTTGTATTGGTATCGCCAGATGGTTCCGCCGTCTGGGTAAGCCACCGTTGCCTTGCCCCTGCGCATCACGCTTTCCAGCCACCGGCATTCGGTCGGGGAAACGCGCACAGGGCGCCAGGCGAACCAGTTGTGCCAGCGCTGCTTGCGGATCCGGCGCGCACGGCACCAGATCCTTAGGTTGAAGCTGCAGCGGATCCTCAAGCCGCCTTATCCTTACACCCGTCGCAGGGCGGGTTATCGCCTGTCAGCGTGAAGCACGGCGGATCACCAAACTCTGCGCAGCGATTGCGGCAGGCGGCTTTCTCAGTTTCGGTGTAGCCCGTGCCATCGGATGCCGCCCGCTCAGCTTGCGCAGCCTCAACGGCCTGCTGCGCCTGCCGGTCAAGGCTTTCGACCGCTGCTACGGCCAGCGCTGCCACCTGCACCATTCGGCGGCGATACTCTGCAGGATCCGAACCGTTGATTGACACAACGGCGTCAGCGGCCTTTTCCAGCTTACCGTCAATGAAGCAGAACCAGCCTTGGAAGGTGTTCTTGTCGTCGTTTTCCTCGCCGCCCCACTTCTCGTCCTGCGCGTAGCGCTCAAGCGCCACTTCCCGCATGTGTGGATCTGTCAGAAGCTCCGTCAGCACCGGGATCAGCACCCAATCGCCGCGCTGTGTGTCGATCGTGTTGGCCGCTGCCACCATAGCCGCGCCGATCTCGGCTAGGCTGAGAGCTTCATCTTTGCGGCGCTTCGAAAACTGGTTGATCTTGAGCAGTATCTTGTTGCCCAGATCCGTCACCACTGCCGGGCGCACGGTTGCTTGTTCGTGGTTCATGCTGCTACCCCTTCTGCCTCTGGTTGCTCAGTAGCCTCGCCGTTGCCTTCTGGGGCGGTTGGCGCGTCATACTTGATCAGATGGTGCGGAATGCCCTTCGTCAGCGTAATCTGCATCGCATCAGCAACACCGCCGTCATACTGCATATCCATCATGCGACCACCCAGCACCAAGCCCATGGCAATCTCTGCATAGTTAAGGTCTTCAATGTCGCGGATGGAGTTGTTGATCGCTATGCGCACCTCTTCTGCAACAAGCTTGCTGTGATGCTCGCTGATAAATGGCTTAACGCCTTCACTTTCAACGGTTTCAGTGTTTTCGTCGGTCACTTCAATTTTCCCTTTTATGGTTGTCAAATCGTGTCAAGTCGCCTGCATGGCGCTTGTTGGCAGCTGCAGGCGGCAATAGAGGCTCAAAGCGTTACGAATCTTCTCCGCTGCAGTGCCGTGTTTCATGTTGTGTGTGTGCTCTGCTTCCCGCAGCGGAATGCCCTCGATGATCACGTCCCGGCAAAGATCAAACGGGATCCTCCGGCGCCGCAGCTCATCCGTCCAGGCAACGTATCGGCGCTCGGCCATCGCGTCAGAAAGCCTCTCATAGTCAGACCAGCCACCGCCGTTGCTTTCCTCGTATCTGAACTGGCGAAAACTCACTTCACCTGTCTTGAGGCGATAGCCGCGCACAATAGCCGCAGCTGCTGCATATTCCTGCGCTGTGATCTTGCCATTCTTGAGCAACCGGAATACCGCACAAGCGCGGCGATACTTTCGGGTGCCCCTAGTGCCTCGATCTGCATGCTGCTTAGCGCCTTGCTCTTTGTTGCGCCTCCGGATCCTTTCACCTTCCCGCTTCTCTGCCTGCCTTTTGAGGTAGACAGCATGGTCAAACGACATGCCCATTTCCTTGGCCAGATCCTCGCATGCCAAATTCATTGCCCTCTTGAGTAGCTTGTTAACGCTCAAGTGCTTCTCCCCTGCCCTGCTATGCTGCAGCTTTCATAGCCGCTAGTTCATGCTCTCTGATGATTTCCGGGCATGCGAATGGCTTGCCTGCAAAATCGCGTTCGGCGCGCGTAAGAAAGCCTCTCGTCAACCTATCTGCCCGCAGCTCTGGGCTCTCGTTTGCCCGTAAGCGCTCCTGCGCAGGGGTTGTCGGCTGCTGCTTTCGCCTTGCCCGCATTGAGCGGCGGGCTCTGGCTGATTGGATCATATGCCGAACTTGCTCTTCATCGCGGCCTTCACTGCGCGCCAGTTCAGCGAAGGGTGTCCCTGCCTCTCGTTCCTGCAGCAGCCTGTCTTGCAATGCATGCAATTCCTTTCGGGTATTCACTGTTTCTTTTCCTCTGGATTGTTGCGCCGTGCCCATACCCAACCTTCTTCGGTCAAGTTTAGAGCCCGTCGTCTATTAGGCGGTTGAATTACAAGCCCTTTCTCTTCCAGCTGGTGAATGATCTTGTGCGCAGTTGAACGGGCGGTTGCTCCGATAGCTACAGCGATCTGGTGGTAACTTGGGGCGTGGCCTTCATGCTCAAGAAAGTCGCCCAGGTAGCCGATGCACTTAGCCTCTTGCTCAGTCAGCATTAAGCAAAACTCCTTTCATGGTAGCTTTGGCAATCTATGCAGCGCTTTGCTGTCGGCTTGGCCTTCCTGCGGGCTTCCGGGATCTGGTCGCCACAATCAATGCAGTCATCGCTCAGTGGTTTTTCGCCAATGTTGGCCGCGCGGGCTGCCTCGATACCCTTGTCACGCAGTGTTTGCTCAAGGGCGCTTGCTTGATCACACAAATCAGCCATGATGCAGCTCCCGTGTTTTCATTTCCTGCTGCATCTGCCAGCGGCCAAGAAAGACGCCTTCGTCCTTTCCTTTCCACCGGCCCAGCTGGTAAGTGATCCAGCAGGCAATCCCTGCTACTCCGACAAAAACAGCGATCGTGAACGCTGCCCAAACTTCAATGCTCATGGTTTCCCCCGTTATGCTGCTGCTTTGGCAGCCTTGCGCCTACTCTCCCCGGTCAGGAAGATTTTCACATGGTCTTCGCGGATCCGGTCAGCGATCGCCTCGCCAACGGCTTCTTTGAACTGGTCTTGTTTGAGGTTCCCGATAAAGACGGTTGGGCGCATGGCGTTGTAACGGCCATTCACCAGATCGAAGAGGCGCAAGCTCTCTGCACTGGTGTTGTATTGACGCCCTATCTCATCCACGATCAGGAACGGCTTTTCGATGAACTGCTGAGAAGACTTCTCCGCAATGATGCGGTTGGATGCCGCCAGCGCCTGCGTATAGTAGGGCTGCACACCCATCTTGATTGCCTCTGCTGCAATGGCAGCGGCCAAGTGCGTCTTGCCTGTACCTGTGGGGCCCAGAAGAAGCAGATTGCCCTTAGGGTGGTCGCGCAGATACTTCACCGCCTTGTCTTGGATCCCTTGCTCAAAGTCTGCGATGGTTGCGCGCGCGTACCTGGCGGGCACCTGCGCAATGATCAAGCCGCCACACACCGGGCATTTGTTCGTGATGTGGTCCTGATTAGCCAACCAGCGGCTGACCTTAAAAGGACCGTGAATCGTGCATTCAGAATTCACTGTTCTCGTCCTCATCTTTCCAATCATCGGGCTTTTCCGCGAGCTGGCTGCCAACGACACGCAGTTGCGGCTTGCCAGTTGCCATTGCGTGGGCCTCAAGGATTGCTTCTTTGAAATAATTAAACGACCGGATGGGCTGACCTGCGGCAAGCTGGCTGCTCGCTTTATTCTCCACCACGCGACGGATCAGATCTGGGTCAATACCCGCTTCCAGCCACTGGCGTACCGGCACAAAGGAAATGTTGCTCGGCAGTGCTGCAATTTCCTGCAACTCACATCCGAACGTCATGAAATTCACATGAGCCCGCCCACTGCTGGCTGATGTAGGTTTCGGTGTATCAGTATGGGGCTGGGTAGAAGATACAGAGCTAACCTGAGATAACTGGTTCTGGCTCTGGTTCTGGCTGCTTGAAGCAGGATCGCTAGGGTTGCTAGGTGCGGATTGGCTGTTTCCTGCCGTTTTTGCCATATTTTCAGCGCGCTTTTTCCCGCCTTTACTGCCGTTTTCAATCGCAATTTCCCGACTTTTTCTTGCATTTTCGTGCGTTTCTAGCGCTCGATAATTCACGATAAGCCCGTCAACAACGGCAATTTTCCCCAGCTCGATCAGGCTGTTTTTGATGATGCCGAACTTGCGGGTGGATACATTGCACATGCGCGCAAGCCACTGGTTATCGTCGCGCAGGCCGCGGCCCTTCGACCACATCATGGCAAGCATGGTCACATAGGCCCCGCGTTCCTCGG